AACCTGTAATAGAGCCTGTTGCTCTTATAGGTGTTATATCGTAAGCTACACCTTCTGAATAAATATATAATTTTCTATCTGTTCCGATAGCCGTGTACCGTACACCATCTAAATCTGTCCATGCGTGCATATCTCTTGCTACGCCTACTAAAGTATTATTAATTAATTTTATCCATCCACCAATTTTTTCTGGAAGACCATAACGAAAGCGTACAAAATCAGAATCAGTCCAACGTCCTGCAGCTCCGTATTCTGTATCTTGTTTATCAATACCAGGGGCAAATGCTATTTTAGTAAGTGGCATTAAGTCATCCTCATAAATCTATAATTAAGTTCACCTGCACCACCATCCGAACCACTACTTTGTGGTTGTGCACCACCTCCGCCACCACCAGAACCTCTTGTCCCAGCAGAACCAGAACCCCCAGCAGGAGCACCAGATCCACCTGATACAGCGCCTGGACCAGAATAAGAAGATCCACCTGTGCCACCGGTAATTGAACAGTTATCTCCACCACAGTTACCGGGATTTGTTCCTGCAGTTCCTGATCCATTAGAATTAAATGTTCCAACAGGACCAGAATTAAAGGTGGTTATATTAAGACCATCAACAGTAGTGCCTGTAGTTAAAACTGTTCCTGAAATTGTTGCTGCCCCTCCTACACTTGCATTATTTGAACGAAGAGGTCCTTGAACTCCTCCTCCGGTTCCCGATCCACCTGTACCACCAGCCAAAGAAAAAAGAGAACCTGAAGTTGAACCTGTAATAGAAGTTGCTGATCCACTACCAGCAGTTGTATTATAAGCCGAACCCGTTGAAGCAGCGCCTGCTGTACCAGCAGTTATTGTAAGAGTTTCACCTCCTGTAACACTAAAAACTTTATCAGATATGTAACCACCAGAAGCTCCACCTGCTCCTGCTGACTCTCCGCCAGCTTTATCATATTCAGCACCTTTAACACCACCAGATCCACCTCCAACAGCGTACTGTACATGAATAGCATTAGCATTTGCTGGAACAGCTACAGAACCAACAGCAGATGAATAACCTGTAGTATCAAATAAAGTAAAAGTAGTTCGCCATGAACCACCATCTTTTACATATGCATTTATAATTGTTTTGTTGGTAAAGGATGTACTATCTCGAACGTAAAGTTGAGTTCCAGCAGAAGAACTTATCTCCCGCCAAGTACCGCCATCTTTAACATAAATTGGCATAATGCATTATGTATATTTGTACCAAATATCTCCATCAGATCCACCACTTGGTGAGGATGTACTTACTGTTCTTGCGCCATTAGCATTTGTTCCTGCGGTAGCAGAAATAAAAGCTTGTACATCACTACCTATTGCAACGCCTAAATTAGTTCTAGATGTTCCTTTATTAGCCACATCATCTAAGTTTTCTGATTCTTGCATTACACCAGTAACAGCAGTACCTGAGAATTTATATTTGATAGATTCATAAGTTGCCATATTACTTCTCCGTTAATTTCCAACCATAAGTTGCGCCTGAGTATACTAAACTAAAAGCTGCATCTTCGGTTGCTACAGTTAAATCTGCTGTAG